AAACAATTTATACTAACCCAGATGACATGGACAAAGTAGATGTGCAGTTGTCTATTTGGAATGGTAGCCGTTGGCTTGAAATTAGCAATCAACGAACAATTAATACCATTAATGAAAATCAACATGCAGTCGCTGATGAAGTAGCAGAAGCCCAGAAAGGTATTGCTAAAGCCATACAAGATGCTCAGAAAGCTGTTGATAGCGCCGACAAAGCAATTGAACAAGCAGGCTTTGCTAATGATACTGCTACTACTGCTAAAGAAGTTGCTGAGAATACCGCTAAAGATGCTACACAAGCTAAAGAAGATAGTGCTACGGCTTTAACAAATGCTAAGGATGCACTAGAAAAGGCTCAGCAGGCTATTGAAGATATTGCTAATGGTAAGACTGATATTTCAGCATTACAGACTACAGTTGATGACATTAACACTAGTTTAGATAGTGTATCTAGTGATTTAGATACTGCTAAAGGTAACCTAGATAAGGTGGCTCAGCAAGCTAAAACTAACGGTGAAAGTATTGTATCAATCAATAAAGATGTAGACGGTATTAAAACAGATGTAGCAGATACTCAGGGCAATGTAACTCAGGTAGTGCAACAAGCAAAAGAGCTATCTACTGCTATTACTAATGCTAAAGGTGATATTAGTACCCTACAGCAGACAGCAACACAGTTATCAAGCTCTATTAAAGATAACACTGATAATATTTCTAGTGTTAAGCAAACCGCTACTAAATTATCTAGTGATATGAAAGACGCTCAGGGAAATATTTCAAGTTTACAACAATCTGCTACTGATTTATCCAGTACGATTGGGACGATCCAAAAAGACTTATCAGATACTCAAAAAACTGTATCGAGCCAAGGCACGCAGATTACGCAGAATGCTAAAGATATTACTAGCAAGGCTAATAAGTCTGACTTAGATGCTACAAACAAGCGTATGACAACAGCGGAGACTTCTATTAAGCAAAATGCTAAGGATATAGAGAGTAAGGCTAGTCAATCAGATGTTAATACTCTTACAGGTAGAGTTAGCACAGCAGAAAGCAACATTACTCAAAATGCTAACAGTATTAAGTCAAAAGTATCTAGCTCAGATGTACAAGGTATCTTAGATAATGGTGGCTATGCTACTCAAACATGGACAGGCTCACAGATTGACCAGAGTGCTGATGAGATTAGCAAGACCGTTACAGAAGTATCTAATAAGGTTGATGGATTAAGCTATGATAATAGAAATTTAATTATTGCTAATGATTTAGTCAATGGTTGGATAGATGATTTAGGTGATCCTTCTGGTGTTGGAGATACTACGTTCACAACAGGGGTAATTGCTACTGGTAGTAATCAAGGTATAACTATTACTAAAGCTGGCAAAGTGGTTATTATTGGTGAATATGACACTGATAAGAAATTTATCACTAAAAACCGTATTGAAAATCCTGACATGTATTATCAATTTAAAACTGGTAAAGAAACGGAGTATATTAGAGTAACTTTTGGCTTTAGTAAAAAAGATTATGGTACACCTTATAAGATAGAAAAAGGTAATGTTGCTACTGATTGGTCTCCTGCACCTGAGGATATGGCCACAGTGACAGCTCTGTCTAAGGTTGACCAGAAAGCAGATTCTATTAGCACCACAGTTACTAATAACAAAACAGACGCTGATTCTAAGTTTACTAATATTAATCAGACAATTAACGGTATTCAGTCAACCGTAGCTAATAAGGCTGATTCAAGTACAGTAACTCAGTTGTCTGATGTAGTTGATTCTAAAGTTAGCACGAAGGACTATAATTCAGAGATTACACAACTAGCTGATGATATCAACTTGCGAGTCACTAAAGACGGCTTGATTTCGCAAATTAATCAACAAGCCGGTGGTAACACCTTAATCCAAGTTTCGGGTGGCAAAGGCAAGTTATATCTAGACGCTGATAGTACCGTCTTTTCTAGAAAAGCCTTTATTCCAAGTGCTGCTATATCAAGCCTGAATGCAGATAAGATAAACGCCGGAACTATTAAGGGGATAGATATATCAGGCGTTACTATTGAAGGCTCGACTATTAAATCAGCAAATGATATAAATGACACCTTAGTAAGTATTGTTAATGGGAGTGTGGTTTTTTACAGCAACTATAAATCTGATGATGATTTTGAGTTGATAGGAAATATAGGTGCTGACATTCAAAATGCTCACAATCGTTTTATTATTGACGCTCCCCAAATGGCATTGGGTAGCTTTGATGGAAGAGGTAGTTTAGCAACTGGTTTAGAAATAGATTCGGGTGATATGTACACTCACTTTGGTACCATGGTTAATCAAGGCTCGGGCGGAGTATTTAGAGTTAATGATAAAAATAACGCTAACACCTTTGCAGTTGAAACTAATGGCAGTGGCAAAGTTTGGTTTGGCAAAGCTTACTCAGATGGTGGGGGCTCACTTTATTCGGCTGATAACGATGGCTGGTGGATGAGAAATCATGATGGCAGTTATGGCAATGTAAATGCTAAAGCCTTTATTCAGAAGTCAAGCATTGACCTTAAGAAAAATATTGAGATGGCAGACACCGATAAACTAGCTAATGACATTTATAACATGGATGTAACGACATGGAACTATAAAGAAGAAACTTCCCAGAATAGTAAGCATATTGGAGCGGTTATTGGCGGAGATTATCACATTAACAGTTGTCTTTTGTCAGACGATAAAGCAGGAGTCAATACTACCAGCTTAACCTTTGCTTTAGTTGCTACAGTCCAGAAACAAGCCAAGCAGATTAGCGAGTTGATGGCTACTGTAGAAGCTTTGAAAATTAAGAATGGAGATTAGAATATGGATAATGTATTGATTAACAGAATGGACAATGAAGATAAAAATACAGTTGTTTATTTCACGATTCCTAGTTTAAATGTTGATAGTCAAATGAAAGTACCTAGTGATAAGTTTGTTTCATTACTTTCTGAAGGTGGCTTTATTGGGTTAGAAAAATATTTAATGGAGCAGTTAGACACAGGATTGCAAGCATTATTGAAAGATGGTGATAAGTAATGCAAGATGTAGACGCTAACAAAGTAATTCAAGATTTAGCCTCTAAGATTGGAACACTTGAGGTACAAAATTCTATTTTACAAGCCCAATTAGCAGCTAACGAAAGTGGTGACGAGAATGGCAAACAAGATACCAAGTCTTGATCTATGGTACGAACCGAATACGTTTCAAAATAGCGTAAAGTATGAGCAAATGAACCATAACTGGAGCATGTTAATGCAGTATGGTGCAAGTTTATCTGACTATGTCTTGAGCATAATTAAGGGCTATGATGATAGATTTAACCAGCAGTTGCAGCAAGCACCACAACCTAGCGAAATCTTAGATGCTCGGCTTGATTCCTGGAATGTTAAGTGGCCAACGCTGAAAGCTAGATTAGATAGTGATGAACAGAATACACCACGAATTGAAAATTTGAACGATGACAGTAATGCTTTGACAGTTTTAGAATTAAGAGACTTATCAGAAGATTCCGGCAATCTTAGCTATGAACCGATCGGTGGTAAAGTCAATGTGTCGCTAGAAGTAATGGCTCATACTTCTACAACAACTGATAAGCTAACGTATGATGTGATTGGAGGTTAATAATATGATTCCAAGAGTTTCTATGACACAAGTTGATAAAGATGGAGATGAAACTGATCTGTTTCCTAGGACAGATATTCATAATGTAATTGGCTTAGAGAAAAAACTAGCTGAATATGAGAATAGAATAAAAAAATTAGAACAAAAGATGGGGGTCTAATAAATGGCTGATACAGAACAAGCACAACCAGTCTTTGTACGTGATAAAAAGAAAGAGATTGTTTTGCCAGCAACAGACTGGTCAGTGATTCAAAACAAACCTAATAATTTAGTAACAACTGATCAACTGCCTAAAGATAGTGGATGGAAAAACGGCTCATTTCTAAACGGAACAACTGGCACATTTAGATACCGGATCATTGGGAGTACGATCCATATGTATGCACAGATCAGTAACTATCCTTCTGGTTCAAATGGTTCATCTACTGATAATTATGCTGTTCAATATCAAGCACTTCCAAATGCAGTTACTAATGACGAGATTTCTGATTGGGTTTCTGTAGATGGGAATGCCAAAGCACAGGTTGGGTTCAAACTTAAAGATGGAGTTTTAAAAATTTATCGAATCGAAGGATCACAGAACGTCATGAGATTTTACCGCGTATTCGCCATAGACTAAAGTAATCAGTCGCCTCTGAAATCCACAGTACGCAAGGGCGGCTATTTTTATGCAGAAAGAAGATGACGAGATGTGAAATTTGGAAACAGACTAATGCACAACAGATTCATATTGCTGCGATCTACGATCTGCTTAATTTGGGCGTTGTATGTATCGATGCGACTAGTTAATTTTGGTGGAGCAATACCAAAAACTGGTAACACCTTCATCCTTTATAATACTGTCAATTCTGGGCTTGTATATGGTTTTGGCATAGTTGGGCTATTAGGGATATATGCAAGCATCACGCCCCACTATATGCCCAAGTTAAAGGCTGGAGTAATGATAGCTATGCTAGTGTTATGGTCTGCATTGGCTTTTTTTTATGTTGCAAAAGATATTGCAATAACTGGTTTCGTAACATTCTCAACAATATTAATTTGTTCGATAGCAGTTAGCATACTGGTCGAACTCTGGGTAGGTGAAGCGGTTTGAATATCGATCCACAAATCGGAGCTATTATAATCGCTGTCATCTCAGGCGTGGGCGGTTGGTACGCTAACAAGAGCAGAAAAGTGTCTTCCACGGAATCAGTCTATGCAGAGCATACAAGAGATTTATGGGAAAGGCTTGATAAGTTAAGCAACGAGCTTAATTCAGTTACGAAAGAACGAAATGAGTTGCAGATTCAAGTTGAGCAGTTGCGCAAACAGATTGAAGACCAAAGTAAGATGATAGGCAATTTGCAATTAGAAGTTAAAAGTTTGACTAATAAAATAGGAGGTCACAAATAATGAAGTTAAATTTCAACAAGAACAGCGCTAAGGCTTGGAGCGTGCTTGTTATGGCTATTTTAAGCGCAATTACAGGTATTCTAAGTGCGTTGGGTGTAAATGTTAATGCCGACTTATTAACTAACGTCAGCAGTATTGCGGGAGCTGTAATCAGTATCTTGGTTGCCGGTGGTATCTTGACACAGGACTTGGACAAGAAAGATGGTGATAAACAATGAGCTATCCAAAATTTATCGATGTTGCTAGTTATCAACCAGACACTCTAGCATATTTTCAAGCTGCTAAAAATATGGGAATTAAAGCCGTTATTGTTAAGTTGACTGAGGGCGGTACCGGTACAAAGTATGTCAACCCGAAAGCTACTAACCAAATCAAGAATGCTAAGGCTGCTGGCTTAATCGTCCACACTTATCATTTTCTAAAAGCAACATCTGACAATGACGCACGTGGCGAATGTCAGTATTATGTGCAGCAAGCTAAAGCACGTGGCATTGGTGCTGACTCGATCATGGCTATTGATGTTGAAGCTGGAAACTTAACACATAATAAGGCAAAGCTAACCAGCTATATCAATAGCTTTACAGACGAACTGCACAAACAAGGTTATCCTAACATTGCAATCTACTCTAATACAAGCTGGTTCAAGGCTCGTATTGATCGTAGTAAAACAATTGCACGTTCATTTTGGTGCGCCGCATACGGAGTTAATCAGCCAGGTATTGATAACGCTGCAGCATGGCAATACAGTTCAGATTTAATGATTGCTGGTTCGCGGACTGATGTTTCTTATGATTTTACTGGTTTCTACACTGGTGGAGCTAAAGAGACACCTGCGCCTACTGTTAACAAGCCTGCTGCTAAGCCGACAGTTAAACCAGCTAATTGGGTATCTAATAACGTGACTTATAAGCTCAAGACGGCTGTTAAGCTACGTTCAGGTGCATCAACTGGTTCAAGTGTATTAGCTGCCTTACCGGCTGGGAGCATTGTTAAAACTGACCGTGCGATTATCCAAGGCGGTTATCGTTGGGTACGTCAACCACGAAGCAATGGCTATGGTTATTTAGCGACTGGTCCAGCTAATAACACGTTGGCTTATGTAACTACGGTTAATAATACCGTGAGAGTGTACACCGTAAAATCAGGCGATAACTTGAGCACAATCGCCAAGCGATTAGGTACTAGTGTTAATAACCTAGTTGTTAAGAATAGTATTAAAAATCAAAACTTAATTGTTCCTGGTCAAAAATTGAAATATTAGTTATAATAACCACAGGTGGTCCAATATCCCACCTATGTTGTATTTATTGCGTCTGTCCAACCCGGCAGGCGCTATTTTTTTGCGCTTTTTTTAAAAACTTTCTATCGACTAACGGCTATATTATCAATCTATGTTGTACAATTTATAAAATAGTAGTTATAATAAAATAAGAGAAAGAGGATTGATTGTTTAACAGTTCTCTACAGTGAGCTCGGACAGATGTGTTCGGGCTTATTTTTTTGTGCATAAAATTAGAAAAAATGTTAGACTGTTTCTCGTGATATACTTAGCAATATCACATGATTCTTTCATGGAATCGTCTCCCGGTGCCTGCTTTTTACAGTAGGCACCTTTTTATGCTACAATAATCTAAGACCTTATAGTGTATTTCAAACATGGTTCAGTCATAAAAGACTGAACCTTTTTATTTTGTAAAGAAAAACTTGAGTTGTTGATTAATTGTTTATGGTGTTTTATATTACCCGTGAGGCTTTTCCGTGGGCCTCCGCAAACTTACTTTTTGCTCACTTCACAATGGAGTGGGCTTATTTTTTATAAATTAGTGCAAATTAAAAGGACGGTCCATGTCGGATCGTCCTTGTTTTCTTATTCTATTTTTGACCTTGAAATTGACCCCGTTCTTATAAACTATAACAATGGCTAACGTGTACAAATTTTTTGTTTTTATCCCCATCAATAAGACCAACAAGAAACAACGAACTGTAACAATATTCCTTTAATAAAATGGAAGGGTCTGTAGGATAAGCTTAATATATATGCTCTAAGTGCTGGTATGTCATTACTTAGGGCTTTTTTATTTTGTGTAAAAATATCTTTGACCCCGAAATTGACCCCGTTTTTCAATTATCAGCAAAGTCAGCAAACTTTAATGCCGTCTCTTTTTTCTTTTCTTTTACAATGTGGGTATAGATGTCAAGAGTTGTTTTTGAGTTTGAATGTCCCAAACGTTCCTGTACTTCTTTGATCGTTGCTCCTGCTTCAAAAAGTAAACTGGCATGAGTATGTCTGAAACCATGAACCGTTATCTTTTTCTGCGGATATTTTTTATAAATCCATTTCAGCCAATCATTAACACTGTTAGGGACTAGCAATCGGTTGCTTTTTTCTTGAGTAAAAACGTACTGTTTTGTATTCATTACGTTTATCCCAATTTTTATGAACCGTTTCTGTTGATCTGCTCGCCAAGCTTGTATAATGCTAACTGTTTTAGGATCTAAATCTAATACTCTATTAGAAGATTTGGTTTTTGGTTCCTGCACAATAACCTGTTTTAAACGTGCATCGTAATAGACTGTTTTGCTGATTTTTACCGTATTGTTTTTAAAATTAAAATCTTTCCATTGCAGTGCCAAGGCTTCGCTTTTCCTGACACCTGTATAAGCCAGAAATCTAAAAAAAGCAATATACCGCAAATCGCCAATATCATTCAGAGAATCAAAGAAGTTTTTCAATTCTTTCTTAGAGTAAAAGTTATTGCTGTTATCACGCTTAGGAAGTGGGCGTGGTAAGGTAACTTTTGCCATAGGGTTTTCGTCAATGATCTCTAAAGATATTCCATACCGCAAGATCTGGCTAACAGTGTTTTTAATATGTCTAGCTTCACGATAGTTCTTATACCAATAATTAACACACTTTTGGCAAAACAAAACATTGATTCTTTGAATATTGCTACTGCCAAACTTAGGCTTGATATACCGTTCATATATTTGCCATGAATCAGTCGCAGTTGATTTTTTTACTGACAATTGATAATTCTCAAACCAAACTTCAAAGAGCTGCTGGAAAGTTCTAATGTCGCTCGTGTTGTCTGAGCCCCAACCTTGCTCTTCAAACTCAGTCTGTAATTTTCTAGCAGCTGACTTCGCAGATTTGATTGAGGTGAACCCACGTCGTGTTGTAGTTATTTGTTTGTTGGTTATCGGGTCCGTTCCTAAATATATCTTGAATTTATAAAGATGTTTGCCTTTTTTGTTTTTGTATTTTTGAATTGATGCCATGTTTTTCCTCCTTAGTCGTTAGCCATTGCTAGGGTAGTTGTATCACCGCCTTTCAGTTTGGAGTTTTATTCAAATTCCATTTCGATCACTGATTCTTCTAACTCATCTAACACATTATTTTTAGTAATAAAGTCGATCCAGGGACGTTGTGGATCGAACCCGTTCTTTTTGACTTGTGTTTTGATTTTATCGTGCACATTTTCAACAAAGGTGTTGATCATACCATCTACTGCATGACCAATCTTTACTTCATCCCAACGTTTCTTTTTAGGGCGGTCGTTATTCTTACCAGTCTGGTATTCAAGAGCTTTTTCGCTAAAGATTTCGATGGTCCGGCTGTTATCATTAATGTATTGTTCTAATTCTTTTTTGTTCATGATTGTTTCTCCTTTGTAAATAGAATATATGTTCTTTTTAGGCTTTAATTAAAGCCCGCAGCAGCGGGCAAGCTATGAGTACGTTAAACTTAAAAATAGTGCAAAATGTCAAGCTTACTGTTATATTTATAGTAAACAGATTATGTTGCACGATTAGAGTTGATTGTAATTACATCTTATCCTGAGGAGGGTTTCGTTTGAGCAATTATACAAATTTTTTAAAAAAAACATTTTTAAAATTAAACAAGGAAACGCGTCAAGAAATTGAAAAAAATGAACTACAAAAGGCAAAGATGCATAAAAATTTTTCTGAAGCGCGAATTGAAGAGCCTAAGAGAAATTTTATTCAAAATAAATCGCCAAGGGTTTAATCATGTAACTATCTTCTTGTGCCAGGTTAAAACTTTGCAGCATTGTAATTGTTAAAAATGAACCTATTTTTCCAATATCTTGTGCCATGAATTCCGATTGTAGGTCAAAATTATTGTTACTAAATTTATTTTCAATCACTCCAACAACTATACCTTTCCTTGGATTATTCATTAGCATGCCTAATTGTGAGTTGTTCATTCTAAAGTTTTCATTCTTTGCATAAGATATAAATGATTCAGATGAAATTAAAGTAGTATTACTAAAAGAATTGGAACCAAATTCTGCTAGAGTATGAATTGCTTCAATGCCATCAGTCATGCCCGACTTTTCAGATTTCAATCTTTTCAATTCACTTTCCAGTATTTTTAGCTGATCTTTTATTTCAGGATGCTTTTTTACTTGTGATTTTATTTGCCTTATTTTATTTTCCATTTGTTTAATGTCTTTTGTTCCATCATCCTCTGAATATGAGAGTATTTTTTTAAGAGTTTCTTTTTCAGTAGTAGCTTCTAAAGCTTTGAAATCAATAAGGTCAAAACGATCATTGAATTTTACAATATCTCCATATCTCAAAGAATCAGAAGGGGTTTTTAAAAGCTCGTTTTCTTTTAAACAATTTTCCAAAACCTCCACACTATAATCATTGTAAACGGTCTGTTTTGAAGTTTCTTTACCTTGAGCATTTTCTGATCCTGAATCTTTACTAGAGTTGAGAGACATGCCAGCCTCTCCTTTTGCTAAAAGTGCTGTGCCAAGAGAACCAGAACCGCTAATTTCCCCTCCGTCGTGAAAGTTATCAGAAAAACTTTCTTCAAGAGAGTTTGTTTTCGTCATAACAGTTTCTAACCCACCGTTTAGTTGTGCTAGGACAGAATTGATTTCAACATTGTCAATATAGATAAATTCTCGTAGTGAGTGGCTTTGCTCCATTATAATAATCCCCCAATATAAGTTTTTTCACGGCTTTTAATGTCAACGTGAGGCGGACAGAGAAGCTTTTTTATATTTTTAGTATCTGTTTCTTCTTAGTGCCAAATTCGTCTTGTGTGAGTATTCCGTCATCAACCAATGGCTATTCTCCCAATATTTCAACTTGCTTCGTAGTTGCATCAACCTTAGCAATTATTTGACTTCCATTGATATAAAAGTACATATCGTAGACTGCAAATTCATCCTGATGTCCCAACTGTACTGATTGATCATAGATTTGTTTAGCCAATGGTTTAAATTGGTCTGCCTGCATGTCATTAACGTCAGATGTCATATAAACCTGTGTTCTTCCATTCCTAATAAGCACATGATCGATACTCTTGTCTTTACCATAGGATTCAATATCGCTAATCAGCTTTGATTTAGCATTATCTGTTTCTTTTACATTTGAACTTTCCACACTTGATGAAGAAGAGTCTGACTTTTTCATGTTTTCTTTTTCGGTTGATTCTGCATTACTCGAAGCTTTGGCTAATACTTTCGATTCGTCCTTTGATTCTGCAATAGAACTTGCTCGTGATTCCTTTTTAGATGAAGCTTTCGCTATTGATGAGCTTTCAGCAGCTTTGTCAGTTTTAACTTGTCGGCCGTGATGACCAGTCATATAGCTGCCTAACAAAACCAAAATAACAGCTAATACGGTAACTGTTATTTTTTCTTCTTTGCTCGGTTTGGCACCATCCTGATTTTTTGAAAGTCCACCAATCAAAAGCAAGATAGCAACAATAATGACAATCCAACCAATAATAGTAATAAACATTTTACTGTCCCCCTTGAATTATTTGTTAGCTATTTTTTCAAGCAATGCAATGATCTGTTCATTTTGAGAAATTATCTTATTTAAGGTGTCGCCATTATCATTACCATTATTTAATTGATGTAAATTTGCTTTGTATTCTTTAGCCGTTTTTTTAATAGTATCGGCCATGATTGGAGCAGTAGCCTTGTCAACTTGATCTATTTCAGTGGTTATTGCTCCATTCACTACTGAAATTTTACCAAACATCATGCCTTTAGAATACGATACACTGTTGACCATGTCTAAAGGAATCTCGTTTGATTTAACGCCATAAATCATGCCTTTGTCGACAAACAGAACACGCTCATTAGTACATACAACCAAAACAGTATTGCCATTAACCATTCCAGATGTAGCATATTGGACTACCTCATCATCATCCATGATTTCAGGAAGATATTTAATTTCCTTCTTTGTGCCAAAAGTATCACTAACATTTGCATCCTTAAATTGTTGTTGTATTGTCTGTAAATCCATTTTTTCAACCCCCAATAATTTTATTTGTTCCCCGGCTTTTTAGGTCAACGTGGATCGGACTATATATTAGAAACTCATACCCATCATTTTTTGTTTTAGCAGTTGTATGACAAGTGTGTCGTAACTCGGTTCTAATTTACTGCCCGCTAAAAAATTAGCATAATTAACTTCATAAGGTTCTAAGTCAGTTCTACTCATATACTCATCAAGCATACCACTAACCATGAGCTTATTTGCTTCGCATTCCATACTACGTTTTAAAGTTTCGACCTTTTCATAAAGTTGCGCATCTTCTCGATGGTTTGCTGCGTGTGTCAATTCGTGCAAAACAACTTTAAGTTGTTCAATTTCATCTAAGTTACTATTGATCACAATTATATTCATCTCTGGTATGTAAAAACCTTCATCCTCCAGCAAGCTTGAATAGCGGAGCACAATATCATATTCATTTAACATGTCCCTAATTTTTTGATCCATAATACAACCTACTTTTTATTTTTCAAATAAGCCTCGATTATCCCACGCAAAACTTCACGATCGTTTGCACTAGGTTCTTTCCCATCATATGACATAACTTCATCTAACATTTTGTCGATAGGGTCACGTTTGTCAGTATGAATTTCTTTTTGGTCAGTTCGGCCCAATAAATAATCTGTTGAAACATGGAAGAAATCTGCTACAATTTCAACTTTATCAATTCCCGGAGTCTTATTTTTCCAAGTATATAAATATCCACGAGCAAAGCCTAGCTTTTCTTCAAGCTTATTAATAGACAGATCTCGTTTTTTAGCAAGTTCTTTAATCCTTTCGTAAATGCCCATTCGAGTACACACCTCTTATTTTTTGTTAGGATTTTTCATATTTACGTAATTTAATACGTAAAAATTGTTGACTTACGTTCTATAGTATTGTATTATTATCTTGCAAGCGAAAGTAAAACAAATTTATAAAATGTAATAACGTAAGAAATGATGATATAAGCCACATCTGGCTTATTTATCTATACGCACATATTAAACTATTGAACGTAACTCGTCAATACATTTTGTAAATATAATTTACTTTTAAACGTAAGAAGGGAGGAATAACGATGACCAGCGAATTAAAAACCAAGGTAAAAGTTGCATTAGTTGTTAGAGATAAAAATCAACAATGGTTGGCTCGTGAAATTGGAATTAATCCAAGCCAGCTTTCAGACATTATCAATGGCAAACGTAAGGGCAAGAAAACTGATTTCTATGTAAAAGAAATCAATAAAATTCTTGGACTTGAATAGAAAGAAGGAAAAGTAATGAACAATTTAGCAACAATCAACACAGGCATGACAATTGAAAGCCGAGAAGTAGCCAAAATGATTGGCAGACAACATAAGGAGTTATTACGTGATATTCGCAGATATCTTAGTGATATTTCAACCAGCGCAGATTTGCGCTCGTCAGATTTCTTCATTGAAAGTTTGTATAAGGACAAAAAAGGAGAAGAAAGACTTTGTTATTTGCTAACTAAAAAAGGCTGTGAGTTTGTAGCAAACAAGATGACGGGCAGCAAAGGCAACTTGTTCACCGCAGATTACATTAGCAAATTTAACAAGATGGAACAAAACGGCAATCAAATTGATCTTTCAAACCTAAGCCCAGAATTGCAAATGGTTCAAGGACTAATCAACTCACAAGCTAAGCAAGAACTGGCAACGAAAAAATTGGAATCTAAAGTTGATGGCATTTCTGACATTGTTTCTTTGAACGTAACTGACTGGAGAAAACAAACCAACAGTTTAATTCGTGCGATGGCTAAAACACAAGGCGGATATGGAGCTTATAAAGAAATTGGTGGAAATATCTACGCAGAAACAGACCGCAGAGCAGGTGCTGACTTAAACCGCAGACTTCAAAACTTACGTTCAAGAATGGCACTTGAGGGTGCTTCAAAAAGCAAAGTTGCTAAAACTAACAGACTTGATGTGCTGGAAGAAGATAAGCGTTTGAAAGAAATCTATCTTGCAGTTGTTAAGGACTTTGCCATCAAGTATCAAGTTTGGAACAAGGAATACTAAGGAGTGATTTAAATGGCAGAAATCAAGTTGGAAGTGCAAGAGGGGGCTGAAAAAGAATTCTTTGCACATCTGATGGAGAAGTTTGATGAAGAAGTTGAGAAAGCAGCAGAGCTTAGACAGAAACGCTATTTCACTAAGAATGAAGCTGTCAAATATCTAACATTAAAAGATTCTTGTTTCAAAGACCATGTTCGTTATTCAATACCTGTTGCAACAGTTGGCACTCGTCTGGTGTTTGATCGCAAGGATTTAGATGAATTCATCGAGCAGCATAAAACGTAAGGAGATGAGGACGTGACATTAACGTTGGTACAAAGTGCATTAGTATTTGTAGTCAGTTTTGCCATAGTTATCGGAGTGATTGACTATTTCAAAAATAGATGGAGGAAATGAATTTGTTGGAAGAAATTATTATGACAGGCCTAATCGTTGGTTTGATCGCTTTTCTAGATTATCTGGAAAACAACATCGAAGAAGAAAGGAGAGTGAAGCAAGATGAACGCAAGCGTTACAGAACTAATCTTGGGAACCATTTTGATGACTTTAGCTAGATTTGACTCAGTTGGGCCAATGTTCTATGTAACTTTAACTTTGCTGGTCTCTCTGCTTGCAGGACATGTCTTAGTGAAGTTTGAAAGGCAAGAAAAAAGCCACTCCCGCCAGAGTGACTAGAAACATTTAACAAATATTTTTACAGGTTAATTATACCAGATTGGAGCAGGTTATGACACCTACTGAAAAGTATGAAGCAATCAAACATAAGATTGCACTGAAAGATACACCAGCAGAGCGTATTTCGTTCATGAGAGCGTTGATTGCTCTGTACGGCAATGAATTATCAGATGAGCAGATTGATGATTTAGAAGCAAATATCAAACTGGCTCAGGAACAGGAGGAACAACATGAAAAAGCATGAAGCAGATTTAATTATGGAGTTTTTAGAAAATTGTGAATGCCTTTTGAGTAATCACGAAATGATGGCTCTATGTGACGGGTTAAGGGCTGCCAATGATGACAGCCGTGATGAAGTTAAAAATGTTGTTTGGTTTAATGCTTGTGGTCATTACGAAAAAGCATTTTCCAAGGAATACGGTGAGTTCGTATGACTATCAATTTAGACCGACTGCAAGAGCAGCAGGATACCCACTCAGATGAGTGGCAACGGCAATTTGTACAATACAATGTGCCACGAGCACCTAAAGAATTGCACGACTTGAACGGTGACTTAATCACCGAAGATGAAGTCTGGATGACTGATGATGGACTGGTTCCAATGAGCCAATTAGTTGCATATTGCAAAGACAAGTATGACCCACGAATTTGTGACATTGAAACAGCAATCGAAACAGTGGAAGAAATGGGAGGATATTTCTATGAGTAATGAAGTAACAACTTTTAGCGCTAACGGGGAAAACATTGAATTAACAATGAACGATGTGGCTAATTATCTAGTTGACGGTAACAGCAAGATTACACGTCAGGAAGCCAAGATGTTCATGGAGCTTTGCAAGTACCAGCACCTCAATCCATTCTTGAAAGAAGCTTATATTATCAAGTTTGGCAATAAGCCGGCACAGCTTATCACCTCTAAAGAGGCCTTTATGAAACGTGCGGAATCACATCCACAATACGCTGGCATTAAAGCAGGCGTGATTGTGTTGCGAAACAAAGAAATCGTATATAGCAACGGTGCTTTTACTTTACCAAACGATCAAGTAGTCGGTGGTTGGGCTGATGTCTACCGTAAAGACCGTAAAGAGCCGCATCATGTTGAAATCTCAATGCAAGAGTTCAGCAAAGGACAATCAACTTGGAAGTCCATGCCTGCAACAATGATTCGTAAGACGGCAATCGTTAACGCATTACGTGAGGCGTTTCCTGAGGCTTTAGGCGGTATGTACACCGAAGATGATAAGAACCCAAATGAACCAGTTCAAGAAGTTAAAGAAGTCGAAGCTACCGAAAGAGAACAACAGGCTAATTCAATCTTAAAGGGTGCTACAAGCAATAATAGCGTTCAAACGTCTAATGATACTCAAGACACATCAAACAAGCCAGAACAGGCTGAAAAGGACGTTAAACAGCAAGATGAGAAACCTAGCGATGAAATAACTGAAATCATCCAAGATTATGACAAAGCAAAAGAAAACGATCAGGAAGAACAGACCGAATTGTTAGACGACATCACAGGGCAGCCAAAGGCAGATGAGCAGTAATGGAACTTACTCAAGCTAATTACTACTCACATGATACCGACTTCAAATATATGTCTGTATCGATCTTCAAGGACTTCATGAAGTGTGAAGCTGCGACTTTAGCAATGCTGAAAGAAGACTGGCAACCAAATCGAGATAATACTGCTTTGTTGGTTGGTAACTGGCTTCATAGCTTTTTCGAAAGTCAAGAAGCACATGACAAATTCAAATCAGACAATGCCAAATTTATTTACAAGTATGGCAATTCAGACAAAGGTATCAAATCGCAGTACAAGCAAGCTGACAGCATGATTTCAGTGCTGAAACACGATGAAGCCTTTACGAACGTTTATGAACCAGGTCAGAAAGAGGTTATCGTGACTGGCAAGATTGAAGGCTATCCGTGGAAGGGCAAAATTGACAGTCTTGTCTTAGATCGTGGCTACTTCTGCGACTTGAAAACAACTGCTGATATCCACAAAGGTATCTATGACCCAGAAGTTAGACGTAGGGTGCCATTCGTCAAAGCCTATGGCTATTACATGCAGATGGCGGTGTATCAAGAGCTCATCAAGCAACAGTTTGGAGTTGAGTGTCAGCCGTTTATCTTTGCCGTTAGCAAGCAAGACCCACCCGATAAGATGGCGATTGACTTTAATTCTGTTGACGATGGTTACGAATTGGACGGTGCACTTGAGTTTATCAAGGACAACCAAAAACGAGTGTGGGACGTTATGAATGGCGAAATAAAACCTAAGAGGTGCAGTAAATGCGAATACTGCCGTATGACAAACATGATTAAAAGCTTTACACATGCAAGTGAAATTGAGGTGGACTAAATGAGTGAAGAAAATATTGACAATTTGGCATGGCCAGTACAGGCAGCGTGCGAAGCAATGGGCTATGAGGGCATTTGGGATGTCCCCGAAGATATGTTGGACGCAGTTCTAAGAGTAGCGGATGATTTTGAGGCATTAGGCTAATGTGGTTACCTGCTTTTATTAAGCAAATAAAGGGTGTTGAACTGCTTGTTAAGTTAGACCAGTCAATTAACCTAGAACACTTAAAAACGATGTACAACGGTGATTTAAGCAAGATATATGCCCGTATTGAAATAGTTGATCCACGCAAAGTACGACCAGCACAAAGAAAATTGTTCTTTGCTTTATGCAACGACATTCAAAGCTGGGCAGGTGCTCCGATGAAGGACTTCTTAAAGGATTTCTTTTACACCACATACGCGATTGAAAACGATGGGGCAGAAATAAGCCTAGCCGATGACACTAATAACAGCGTTTCAGACGCTAACAAGTTACTAGATATCGTGATTGATTTTATGTTCGAGTGGTCGGTTCCTTTCAAGCAAGGATACGAGCTTTTACCACGAGATGAAAACTACTTTCTGTATCAATGCTGTAAGCACCGCAAGTGTGTTGTCTGTGGCAAACATGCGGATATACACCATATGAACGGTTCAACAGTTGGCGCAGGCAGCAATCGAAATAAGATTGACCACACTAAGAGATACGTGCTTCCACTTTGCAGAGTGGACCATAATCTAATTCATTCTCAAGGTGAAGACGAGTTCTGTAAGATGAATCATCTACCAATCAGAGGTATCAAGTTAGACGTTGAAACACTCAAGAAGATAGGCGTTAAGGGAGATTATCGAGAGGAGGAACAGCATGGCAGTTAGAAAAGTTACAAAACAAGATAGAAAATTTCAAGGTGTTTGGATACCAGCTAAATATTGGCTAGATGAAGAACTGAAAATCGTTGAAGTTGTTTTTCTAACAGAAATAAACAGCTTAGACAACGATCAAGGCTGCTTTGCATCAAACAAATATTTTTCTGAATTCTTTGGTTTAACTGCTGGAAGATGTTCGCAAATTATCAATGGTTTAGTTGATAAAGGCTACTTATCTGTTAAGTACGACAGAGAAGGAAAACAAATCAAAAAACGAACTCTTAGGGTAGTTAATAAATTAAATACCCCTATTAAGAATATTAAAGGGGGGTATTTAGAAAATGCTGAAGGTAATAATACAAGTATTAATAATACAAAGAGAATTAGTAGTAGTAGTAAAGAGTCTCCTGACATCTTCACTGAATACCAGATGACTGGAGCAACATTGAGCAACAATAACATGCTGGTTCTGATGGACTATGAGCAACGACTAGGAGATGAACTTGTCTTACATGCCATTGCTTATATGGATGAACATGCCACAAAGCCTAACTTTAACTATTTGAGGCAAATGCTTGATGGGTATGAAAATGGTAATGTCAATACGGTTGAAAAGGCAGAGAAGATTGAAAAAGCTTGGATAGAAAAAAACAAAGCTAGAAACAGCGGCTATAAGCGTTCTAATAAGGCGAAACATCACAGCATTAAAGAAACGTGGGAAAAAGAACACCAACGCAAAGAGAAACTCAAGCAAGAGTACCTCACTAAGTATGGCGAAGTTCCTGTCAATCTTGACACTCTCATGGACCGGCCCAACATTAAGCCAATGTTCAAGGCTGATGAAGAAAAAGAAATGGCTGAGCTAGGCATTAGTGAAGACGACATGCCATGGTAGGAGAAAATTATGCGAGGAATAAATGAAATCGTTCTTGATTACGTCAAGAAATACTCGGACGAAGAAAAAGAGTTCTGTCCTGAGTGTTTGGAGCAAGGTAACGAAACAACCATGTTCAGATCTAAGGGCGACAAGATAACTTATGACAACGGAGTCAAGCATGTTCATAAAGGTGTCAAGAAAGCAGCATTCTGTCCTGTCTGTGGATATTCAACTTTAGACGGTGGCACGAAGCCAGTTACTAAAGACGAGCTAGAGCAGCGAACAGCCCAGATTGCAACCGAAAATAGCTTGAAAAATGGTGCATTAGGTTATCTAACAGCAACATCGATCTTTGCCAAAGATATTACTAATTGCACATTCGATAACTTCAAGCATGACAATGCTGACCGCTTACAGGTTGCGAGATATGTTGCTAAGGGTGCGATACATCTTAGCAAGGGCGATAACACTCACATGATATTGCAGGGACATACAGGCTCAGGAAAGACACACCTAGCCTTTGCCACGATTCAAGACGTGTTCAGCAGGACTAACTACCGTATCAAGTACCAGAAACGGCAAAGAGGCACTAACGAATCAGTTGATGCTTACCGAAATATTGAAATTGTGTTTTGCTCGTGGCCGTTATTAATGAAACAGATTAAGGACGGTTTCAATGACGATCAGATAAAAAAAGCAACCGATCGAACTGTTTCAGCATTACAGACCGCAGATATTGCAGTTATTGACGATTTAGGAGCTGAACGTGATACAGACTTCAACTTCGAACAAATCGACAATTTAATGCAAATCAGGGAAGACCTGCCATTGATCGTTACGACCAACGAAAGCTTTGAAGATTTAGCTGAGAAATATGATGAGCGGACGGTATCACGAATTAAAGCACACAGTGCATTGATTAAGTTCGATGACGTAGCAGATTACAGACAAGGAGCGTGAACTAAATGCCAAAGTATTACCGAGTACGAACGCAAGAGCAGTGGAACTGGCTGATGCAGAAACTTGAAAAAGAAAATGACAAATTAAGAACAGTAAGCTGGTTTGCACCAGAAAGAAAACCAACGGAGCTTACTCCTGAAATTGAAATTGATATGTCAGATGTTGTCGTCTTTGTTAAAGAGCCTGAATGTCTTGAATATGGCACTTATGAAGATTTTATGAATAGCGATCGTTCAAAAGCCGAGTTTAATTTTATCGAAGTATCTCAAATGATGAAGGAGAGCAGAATGAAAGATTACGTAGAAGTTGGTTTTGAAGATTTGCTAAAAATAAAAGATAGCAATAATGTTCAGTTTTTTGATTTGCATTCCAAAGATGACGTGTATAGCTCAAGTGATTCGCAAACTCAAGCCTTATACATCCCCAAGTCCCTGCTTTATCCAAAAGTATCAATGACGGAAGCAGAGAAGAAAGAGTTTGATATGGCGGCTGGTTCGAGCATAACGCCTATAGAATCTTTAGAAGAAATAGAGTCAAGTTGTGGCGATGAATACCCGTGTTTATTCAATAAAATGTTTTGCGGTCAAACTGAAAAAGACAATAACAAAGCTCAAATTGAGTTTATTCGTGCCTTGGCTGATCCGTCAATCATTGAAGTTATTCCTGAGAAAAAATGGAACGTCAAAGTGCCTGTAGCTGATGGTCCCACATTTTATTTCAAAACTGGTGATGGAGTTGATGTTTGCAAGCCGTCACCTACCATGCAGAACCTAGAAACAACACGGTTTACTGCTGAAGAAATCAAATACTATCACCTAGACAATGATTTGTTCGAGAAAGTCGAGGTTCAGGAATGAAGATAATCAGGTTGGTTGAACTGGGGTCAAGCGAACCATACATCTTTGGCATTGGTGATGAAGATATGGTTTCTGGAAGTACGGTTGAGAGCATAGACCCGATTTTCTATGTAAAGACTATAAGGGTATACAACAGCTACGGTGATGATTGTTTTAAAGTTAATTTTACGGATGGAACAATGATGCAAGTCCCTAGAGCAAGGTTCGCAGCTATATGGGCACCAGATAGTGAGGTAAAAGAATGAATCCATTAGAACAATATATTGAACCAGATTGGAAAATAATACGACTTAGTGAAAGGCAAAAAGTAGAGTATGGTTTCCCAGCTGATGAGAATTGGGTAATCGTTGATTATAGAACGGACTGCTATGGAAACATTAGCAAAATACACAGACCATGGCTGTTGTCTGAATGGGAAGAAGCTATCAAGCGTGGGTATTACATGGAATAGGAGATTTGAAAATGGAAGAATGCAAATTTTGTCATGAACCTTTTAAACCAATAAAAGTGTTCAACAATATAGACATTTGGGAAACTGATCGAAATGTTTACGTTGAGTTGAAAAATCACTTCGGAGTTACAAGGGATATTTTTCAAATAAACTACTGCCCAGCATGTGGGCGGAAGCTGCTTTAGAAATGAACAGAAAACAATTTATAAATTCAATTGAAGCATGGAAAACCGACAATATCCACACCATGTATATTTATGGCGATAATCACATTGAATTATCTTATCACGATCAGACTACAGAATATCATGGTAAAAAAGACGATGTTGCATTGATAGCCAACTTTGTAGGTGCGTTAGGGTGGCGGGAATATTTGAGATTTACAGAAAGCGATGGTGACTAATGGCAAATAAAGCAGGAACACACTTTGGCACAAAGGTTAGATGCAGCGATGGCTATACTTTTGATTCAAAGAAAGAGCATGAGTTTTATCATCGATACATCAAAAATTGTGGGTATAAATTCGATGTTCATCCCAAAATAACATTTTTGCCAAAGTTTGCAGTTGGTGGATTGAACATGAAAGGTATGGGGTATACGCCCGACTTTATTATCTACGACATGGGAAAGATGAAGCATGTGTATGATGTGAAGACAAGTGTTGATCCTAGAGGAACAGAAACTGCAGCAAAGAACAGATTTAAACGTTTTGCGTTTGAAAATAATATGCCAGTTGAAGTAGTTGTACCACGTACGCATGATTTTAAGATGACGATTTTAGGACTAACAAAGAGTTTTGAGCCACGGATATTCACGAATGTCGATTATGACATCCATGACTATATCGGGCAGTAAGGAGCGGAAACAATGACTGAAAGATGGGACAAATACGTTAAGGAAATGAACGAAGTGTTGACATTCAACATGGTAGATGGACAACCTGCACCACCTAAGATTGTTTTACCGAAATTTGTGGCTGATCGAATTGAATTGTTTCGGGAAGATAGGGAAAATGGGCTGACATTCTTTGGGACACTACAGTTTATTCTTTGGCTAGACGATGATGAATGCTGGAAAAATTATGAGCTTGGTGGTTATAAATCACATGAAGAAGTTAAGCCTACCAAAGAGTTTAAAAATTGGCTTAACGAGTGGCTAATTTCTGATGCACGAGAGCAAAAAATCGTAATTGCATTGATTTATGGTTATGACATTGAGGGGGAGAAAAGCAATGAATGAAAATCAGCAAAAAGTCTATCACTGGTTAGTTGTGACATGCGGATTAGAAGATTCATGTGTGGCTGATGTAACTCGGCATATCTGGCAACTGGCTGATACAGATACATTAACAGCTTACACGAAGCTAACGCCAGTACAGCGTGATGAGGCACTTTATCAAGCAATTGTTGAAGTTGACGGAGAGAAAGTATTTTAGTGAGTAAACAAAGAAAGAAACATCCCAATTTAGTTAAAACAAGAAAAAAAGCTCAAAGGTTTATGCGTGATAAAGATCACGCCAATAATAGAAAGTCTGAATATCCAAGATTTAGACAACGTTTGGTTGGAAAACTAGGTTATGAAGACCTTATGCATGAATGGGATAAGGAAGACGAAGAAATAAGATATGAGCAGTGGGAAGAAACTGCTCGTCAGTATCGTATGTGACTCATCAGACTGGCAAGCCGTCAGAAGCTTGTCACGTCATTGTCGGAGCAAATTAAATTTACACACCAATACGCAAGGTTCTATTATTTCTCAAGCTCCGACCGCAGCTTGATTGTGGAAAAAGTCAAGCCAGCAACAGCCAACAAGTATTTTTGCATAATCGCTCGAACCGACAATCGAGACAACAATAAAGGTTGGCTGAAAGAAAGAAGATGATAAGAGTTTATATGGAAATCTGAAAGTGCTAGATACTCACAATTTGTAGCGTAAATCAGAAATCACGTTAAATCAAAATTTAGGGCATTCAGGTGTCAGAACCTGTTTGCTCATAAGCTGAGGGACACATCAAATAACAGAAAGAGGGTGTCATCTTCAACTAAAACTTCAAACTTCAAACAGTTTCTCAGCAATAGCTAGTGAGGAAATTCAAATTATAGAAAAGAGAGTGAAAGACCTCCGATTATATTTAATTGATTAATTTACGCTATCCAAACTAGCTAAGCCTTGCAACGGTACATTCTTGAGTTCGAGCCTCAAGGCAAGGTATTATCCGGATAATAAAATAAAACAAAAGGTGAAAAATATGGAAAAGCATAGACCTAAAACAACAAAAGTAGAATTATTCAACGATCATTTTCAGAACTATAAGCGTTATGGCATACCAAAAGCGCAGCTGGTTATTGCAGACATTCCTTACAACTTGGCTAATAAGGCTTATGCAAGTAACCCAGCTTGGTATAACGGCGGAGATGATAAGAATGGGGAAAGTGAAAAAGCTAACTCAACATTCTTTGATACAGATGTTGATTTCAGGATAGCGGAATACATGCACTTCTGCTCTCATATGTTGGTTAAAGAACCAAAAAAAGGCAGGAATAAAGCACCGGCCATGGTTGTGTTTTGTGCTTTTGAACAGTTACAGATGGTTATTGACTATGGCAAACGGTATGGGTTTCAGCATTATATTCCGTTAACGTTTATCAAAAAATCATCGGCACAGGCATTAAAAGCAAATATGAAGATTGTGGGTGGTTGTGAGTATGGCTTGGTTTTATACCGTGATAAATTGCCAAAGTTTAACAATGATGGCCAGATGATAATGAATTGGTTTCATTGGGACATTGACAATTCATATCCAAAGATACATTCAACACAAAAGCCTGTACCAGTCTTAAAACGGTTGATTGAAATATTTACCGATCCGGGTGATGTGGTTATCGACCCTGTAGCAGGCAGTGGAGCAACACTAAGAGCAGCAGTTGAATTAAACCGCAGTGCTTATGGCTTTGAGATTAAAAAGGACATGTTCAAGTTAGCTAATGAAAAAATGTTAAGCCATGCGGAAATGTCGTTACTAGCATTGTAGGAAGGAGAGAGAATCATGACAGCAACAAGAGAAGATGTTAGACAGGCAATATTTGATCTAACACATTATTGGGACGATAGATATGGAATTGGCAAGTGGGGCGAAGTCAGCCGTGAAGAATTAGACAATTGTGAGCCAGCCAGAAAGGTTAGGCGAATATTATTAGACCCTAACGTGAAGATTAGAGATAGAGGTGGGGCACCGCTTGATGACACTAATAAGCCTGACATTAAGTCTAAAGCTGAACGCGATGAATTTATTATCAGAAAGTATAAGGAAAATGTTCCAGCCACAGAAATAGCTAGAGTATTAGGCTATAAAACAACGTCAGCAGTTTATGGAGTTTTACAAAAGGCTGATATTGACTCACACATTAAGAAACAAGGTATTAACGTTACACGAGAGCAGTTGCTTGAAGCAGTTGAAGTTAGTGAGAGTCAGAATGATGTGGCTAAAAGACTATCTACTCCCGAACATACTATCAGATATCAGAGCATTAGTGTCTTGCTTGATAAGTACCATATGCAAGACGCTAAAGAAATGTTAAAGAGACGCTTTAAAGTTCGTTATCTGGTTCAAGACGACAGGATGACAAAGTTTAATTCCATGCAAGAAATAGCCGACTATTTCGGTGTTAGCAAAGAAGCAATCTATGGCAAAGTTGAACGCAATCAAATCAAAATATTAACTTGGGGAGATGTGCACAATGAGAATATTTAAGTTTCTAAGAGAAAAGATAGTTTATCGCAGAGTTGGACCGATGTTGTACAAAGATTACAGGACCGATAAAGAAAAAATTGAAGACGATTGGCGTAAGGTCAATGCCGATATGTGGAAGACTGTTGAAAAATATGAGCAAAAGAAAAGAAATCGTCCGTATGATTATGACGAGAAGCACAACGATCAATTCAGGATATTTTAGGGAGGCAATATATTGGCAACAAGAGATGAAGCAATTCAAGCAATCAAGAGCTATCCAGATTATGAACGGGATAAGCGCAGACGTGAACTAGAAATAAGATATCCATTTGATACTTACCCAGATGAAAACATCGGTGGCGGACGTGCTCAGAATGTACGCGATGAATCACTCGAGAATGAGGTTAGCCGAGTTTTATCTGACCCTAAGCTAATTACACTCGAGCGAAATAAAAATGCTGTAGAAAGTGTTCTAAGGCAATGTGTGGACAAACAAGTTAGATCACTGCTAGACAAAGCCACTTACGATATTATTTACGAGTTTTATTTTGCGGAAGTAAAAAGATATAATGCCGATTCGCTTGCTCAAATTATCGGCGTATCACGTACACAGATTTATGAGCGCAGAAATGCATTCATTGAGGCAGTTAGGCAAAAATTATCAAAACCGGACTAAATCCGGACAAAATACCCTTAAAAGTGTTGTATATTTGTAATATACAAAAAGCTTTAATTAAGTCCTTTTGTAAGAACACGAAATTTTCCTCCTACGAAAATTCGTTAGTGCGGTTAGCACGATCTAACTGTAGCAGTGCCTGGCAGGCGTGAGCACATAACTAATGATAGACATTGATATGACTCCTTAACTTATAACTGAATGTCGCAGGTGGTTCGATTCCACCTACTGTTATATCCGTTGATCGGGTTATAGATTGCCCTTACCGGGGTACATAGCGGAAGACTATATGGCTCCAATATTAATAAACCGCAGAGCCTAGCTGGAGAATTATATAATGCATGCACTAATTCTCTGGTAATTACATAATTAGCCGTAGCATATAACGGCGATAAATAAGAGTATGTAAGAGCCCTACGTGAGACACATGGGCAAGACGAGCTAAACAGGCAATGACATTGTTTTCATGTGGGTACGGACGACGTGCCTGCATACATAAATTTTACGACGCTGAAAGGCGTCTTTTTTAATGCATATAAAAAAGCCACAGGAGAGGAGTAACCAACCTGTGGCGAAAAGGACGGAAAAAAGGATTTTTTGGTGTTGTTTTTTAGCCGATCGATTATAGGATGCTGTCCTTTTGAGTAATTATACTAGCATCATTAAGTTAAAGAATAAATACTTTTTGCAATCTTAAACAAATCATAAAAACTGAAAGGACGGTGGTGTTATGACATGACAAAGCAAGAGAAAGCTGAGAAAGATTATCTTTCTGGTATGAAATATAAAGACATCGCCGAGAAATATGACATATCAATTAACACTGTTAAGTCGTGGAAACAACGCTATAAGTGGCAAAGGGGTGCACCCAAGAAAAAGAATGCACCCAAAAAGCAAAAAAGTATGCACGCAAAACAGAAAAAGGGTGCATACAAGAATAAGGATGGTTCAAGTGAACTATCACCACAACAAGAGCTGTTTGCTCAATTAGTTGGTGGAAAAAGAATACCACTTTATCGTGCTTATCAAATTGCATACCATGATATAACTAAGCCCACACTCTCAACTTGTTACACCAACGGTCCAAGGCTTGCTAAGCAAGAGAATATCAAGCTTAGAATTGCTCAAATTTCCCAAGAAATGGCTACTAAACATAAATGGTCAATGGAGCAAGCGGCAGAATCGTATATATTTGTGCATGATGAGGCAAAAGGTGATATTGCTGCATACGGTCTAGGAAAAGCCAACAGTGATGCAATGCTGAATGCGACTGACAAACTCAATGAACTATTTGGCATTGGCCCCGATTCTAATAACGAAGATGTTGTTATGAACTTCATCCGCACAAGGAGGGGTTCAAATGACAAAGGTGATTAACGTTGATGTGGACGCAATGATCAACCCACACTTTGACGATGTGTTATTTGATGAGGCTGCTAATAAGATATTAGAAGGCGGCCGTGGTTCAACTAAGTCGTCAGTGATCGCACTTAATTTAGTATGTGAGTTCTTACAGGATCCTAATGCGAACGTGCTGGCTATGCGTAAAGTTGCGAACACAATTGCCACGTCAGTTTATGAGCAAGTTAAGTGGGCTATCTATATGCTACAGGTTGCCGATCAGTTTAAGTTCAAGACTTCGCCGTACAAGATTGAACACAAAGCGACTGGAACTGCATTCTATTTCAGTGGTGTTGACGATCCGCAGAAACTCAAGTCGTTTATCATCGCTAAAGGCTATGTACGTTGGTTATGGTTCGAAGAGCTAGCCGAGTTTGATAGTTGGGAAGAAGTCGATATGGTCCGTGCCTCATTCACGCGTAAGAAACTGCCTAACGGTTATCGGGTGCAAACTTATTACAGCTATAACCCGCCAAGAAATGTATATGCGTGGGTCAATCAGTTTGTTAAGACCAGAAGAGCTTATCCGAACTGGTATATTGATCACTCAACATACAAAGATGTTATTCTACCGGATATTTTAGCCGATGATTACTTGGACGAAATCGAGACCACTAAAAATAATGACCCCGACTATTACCGTTGGATGTATTTAGGCGAAGCAGTCGGTTTAGGGACTAATGTTTATAATATGGACTTGTTTAATCGCCTAGAAGAAATACCAGACGATGATCACGTGGGTTCGTTATATTTCAGTGCCGATACTGGCCATGCTGCTTCTGCTACTGCGGTTGGGGCTTATGGCTTGCTATCTAAGCGAGATAAGAACGGTAAGCCTAGATTAGTCTTGTTGGATACGTACTATTACAGTCCACAAGGTAAGGCGCATAAGAAGTCGCCTAGTGAATTATCTAAGGATATCTGGGAGTTTATCCAGCGTATTGAACAACAGTACGAGATTAAAGCATGGAAGTACATTATGGACTCTGCTGAAGCTGCCTTGCGTAACCAGATGAAGAATGACTACGGTTTAACGTGGACTCCTGTTAAGAAGCTCAAGAAGTCCCACATGATTGAATATGTTCAGTCCTTGTTAGCGCAAGGGCGTTTTTATTATCTACCGACAGAAAACAATGTCGGTATTTTTATTCCACAACAAGAGCAATATCAGTGGGATGAGAAGACAGTTGAGAGTGATGATCCGCATGTTATTAAGGAGTTTGACCATACAAATGATGAGTTCCAATATCTAATTATTTCGATATTAAGAGAGTTACAGCTTAAATATTAAGGTGGTGAATCTATGTGAGTATTATCAGCAGAATAAAAGACTTTTTCAGGAAAGGAGGTGCTGCGGTCGGCATGGTAAATTCATTAGGCAACATTACAGACGATGATCGAATCGCTACTAATTACGATGAATTAAGACGGATTAGATTAGCTGAAGAGTATTACAGAGGTAATTACATCTACCAAAAAGGGATGTTAAAGAACACCGTACGTTATTTGAATTCTCAAGGAGCAAACAAAGAACGTAACTTCTTTTCAATCAACATGACCCAAGTTTGTGCTAAGAGATTAGCTTCAATTTGTTTGAACAGTGGTTTTACGGTGTCGCTTGATGACAAGACAACAGACAACGATGAGGGCAATCAAAAGCTCAAAAACTTATCTGATTTTGTTGAGAATTGGCTTGAACAGTCTGGAGTATTGCGCAACCTTGAAAGCAAATTAGAGCAAGGCATTCCAACTGGCGGATTTGCAGCACGCCCTTATGTCGATGGTCAACAAATTAAAGTTGCATGGGCCCGAGCTGATCAGTTTTATTCACTAGATTCGAATACCGAGGAAGTTAGTCAAGCAGCTATTGCTTCACGATCAACTAAGACCATTGGCAAGACTAATTATTATTACACTTTGCTGGAGTTTCACACGTGGCAAGATGATCAATACATTGTCACTAATGAGCTATATAAGAGCAATGACCCTGGTCGTGTTGGTGAACAAGTTCCATTAGGCACTGACGACATGTATGCAGACATTGAAGAAGGGACATCATTTTCCAACTTCAAACGTCCGTTATTCGTTTACTTTAAAACGCCTGGGCAGAATAATCTTGAGCCAGAAAGTCCCTTAGGTGTTGGCTTTGTTAATAACTGTCAGAACATCCTAGACGCAATCAACTACGCACATGACTCATTTGTCTGGGAGATGCGGATGGGCAGACGCAAAGTATTAGTTCCTCCTGAAACACTGAAGAGTGATCCAAGAGACGAATATCATAACACAAGCAACTTTGACCCTAACCAAGATGTTTATTTGGCAGTTGAGGGCTTGAATGTTGATAGTGGTAAGCCGATCGTTGAACTTAATCCAGAAATTAGAGTGCAAGAATATCGGCAAACGATGGACTTCTTCCTGAACGAATTAGAAAGCAGTGTTGGTTTATCAGCCGGCACATTTACTACTGATTCAAAAGGCGGAATCACAACGGCCACTCAGGTTGTTTCTGAGAACAGTATGACCTATCAGACACGGTCCAGTTACCTGAACCGTATTACAAAGTTCTTGACTGAATTGATTCAAGCAATGCTGCAATTAGCTACTTCGCCTGAAATGTTTGATGGTCAAAAACCATTGATCAGCAAAGCAGAAATGATTGATTTAGATAAATTACAAGTCAATGTTCACTATGACGATGGTGTGTTTGTCGATAAAGACAAGCAAGAAACACAAGACCTCCAAGCAATGAGCGCTGGAGCAATGCCTGTTAAGCAGTTTTTAATGCGTAATTACGGCTTATCAGAAGCTGATGCAATGATTTGGATAGCTGAGCTTAACGGAGAAGCTCCTGAAGTACCTGACAATGAGGATGAGGACGAAGACGATGATCTGAACGATGGTGATGAGTAATGCAAAGCAAAGAGGCTCAAGCCTTAATTGACAAGTATGCCAATATGCAACAAGACGTTTTTGACATTCTAATCAAGCAATTACAGCAGACTAGTATGTCTGAGATCACTGCTAACAACGTCTTACAGTGGCAACTAGAAGCTTTGTCAAAGGTAGGAGCACTGACTAAGCAAGTTATTAGAACAGTAGCTAAAGTCAACAAGACCACGCCTGAAGATGTTGAGCATCTAGTGTCTCAACTAGGTTTACAAGCTGTTAGTGATGTGCAAAATGAGATCAAACAGCACACTAATCTGAAAGGCAATCTAACACCTGATATTAATGCAATGATCGAATCTTATGCCAAACCAATGCAACAGTCACTTGCTAAGACAGTTAATGCCGGAATGCTAGACCGGAACACTAAAACTAATGCAGCTGCTCAAGTGTACAAGGATATCGTTAATAAGACCACTCTCGAAGTAATGGGTGGTCTCAAAACGCATGAGCAAGCCGTTAGAGACAATATCTATCGTTGGGTGGACAAAGGCATTCCAACTAAGCTAACTGATAAGAGTGGCAAAGGATGGTCGGTTGAGGGCTATGCTCGTACGGTAGTTACTACCAACACACGGCAAGCATTCAATGAGCTACGTAAAGAAACAATGTCAGTCAACAACGTACATCTTGCGAAGATGAGTTGGCATGCTTGTGCTCGCCCTGCTTGTGCACCGATTCAAGGCCATGTGGTTTCATCTTTGCCACCAACTGACCCAAGATATGATCCAAAGTATCCATCCATCTTTGATTATGGATATGGTGAGCCCTCGGGTACTCTAGGAATTAATTGTGGTCATATCTTCACGCCGTGGGATCCTGATGTTAATATCGACCGTCAAGATAAGGATATGCCAACGCCTGAAGAAGCAGTCCAACAAGGCAAGATACAACAGAAACAACGCCAACAGGAGCGTGCTATCAGGCAGACTAAGAAGCTGATTAACGCTGCTGAAAAGTTAGGCGATGGTGATAAGGCTGCTAGTTTGAAGAAACTATTAGCAAGGCAGCAAGCTAAAGTCCGTAAGATTGTTAAAGATAATGATTTTCTCTCAAGAGATTATTCAAGAGAGCAAATCGCTAAATAAGGCGGTGATTCTTATATCTTCCAACTGTGGGTTAAACAGTATGGTCCCGAGTATGACCTTATAAACTGCTTTTTTTAATGCAATCAAACTTCGTGGTCGTAACCACGTAAAACAACGAAAGGAGTGATTTGCATGTCGTTGACACGTGAAGAGTTAAAGAATTTAGGATTGGAAGGTGATGCCATTGAAACAGTAATGACAGAACTGGGTAAGGAAAAGACTGCTGCTCAAGCCTTACAACACAAGCTTGACGATGCTAATTCTGATAAGGAAACCTTGGCTACTCAAGTTAAAGAACGTGATGACAAGATCGCTAGTTTAGGTGAAACAGCTGGGGCTAGTGAGAAGCTCAAAGAACAAGTCTCTCAGTTACAGAATAGCATTAAAGAGAAAGATGATGCACATGCTAGCGAACTTGCTAAGAACAAGCTAGACAGTGCTGTTAAGTTGGCACTGGTAGAAGCTAATGTGCATGACCCTAACGATGTCATTAGTCAAATCGACCTTGAGACTGTCAAATTAGAAGATGGCAAAGTCAAAGGCTTAGATGAGCAAATCAAGAGCGTTAAGGAAAACAAACCTTATCTATTCAAAGAAGAACAACCATCGAAACCAGGTATTAAGCCCTTTAAAACAGGCAATGCTTCTGGCGGTGGTGCTGAAGTTAAATCGCTTAATGATTTAACGCTAGAAGAACAAAATAAATTGTACAAAGAAAATCCTGACCAATGGCATACGTTGGCAGGTCAATAATTAAGGAGGTCATTTAATAATGGCAGGAGAAACTCATTTATCTGATTTGATTATCCCTGAAGTTTTTAGTGCATATACAACTAATCAAATCTTAAAAACTAACCGGTTCGTACAATCAGGTATTTTAACACCTGATACAACACTCGGACCACAATTGCTAGAAGCAGGAACACGAATTACAGTACCATTCCTGAATGATTTAACTGGAGACCCTGACAACTGGACTGATACTGATGATATTGCTGTTAACGCTCTTTCATCTGGAAAACAACAGGGTATCAAGTTCTATCAAACAAAGGCGTTCGGTTACACATCGTTGTCTCAAATGATTTCTGGCGCACCAGTTCAAGAAACTATTGGTAATCGATTTGCAGCATTCTGGACACGTGCCGATCAAAAGACATTGTTGCAGATTCTCAAAGGTGTATTCCAAGTTGCTGCGATTGCTAACTCAAAAGTCTACGATCAAACAGCTAAGACACCATCTGACCCACAGTTCAATGCTCGTGGCTTTATTGGTGCTATTGGCTTGATGGGCGACTTGCAGGACACTTCATTCGGTGCTATTGCGGTTAACTCAGCCACATATGCCATGATGAAAGCACAGAACTTAATCGAAACTGTTGAACCTAAAGATGGCGGTGTGCCATTCCAAGCATACAACGGCTTGCGTATCGTGGTAGACGATGACATTGAAGTTGATTTGACTGACAAGACTAAGCCAACCAGTGTTTCATACATTTTTGGCAATGGTGCTGTTTCTTACTCAACTGCAATGCAAGCAACTGAGACTAAGTATGACGCATTGTCTCACGGTGGTACTGATGCAATTATCCAGAAACGTGTTGGGACTATTCATGTTAATGGGACAAGCGTTAAGAGCTCATTTGCACCTGCTAAGAGCTCATTTCCTACGATTGACGAATTAGCCAATAAGAACACATGGGAAGTTGTGCCCGGCATTGACGTTCGTAATATCGGCGTTGTGCAGTACAAGGCTCAATTAGACCCTGCTTTTGTTCCAGGTGCTGAAATGCCAGCCACTGATGGAGGAGAATCGGGAAAATAACAGCCCCAATCCTAGAGAGTGGGATATTGGGGACAGCGTTTCTAAATGAATAGAAAGGAGCTAAAACATGGCTTATGAGCAACAAGAATGGGGTACTTATCAATACGATGAGTCCAAATCATTCACAGAAAACTTAGCAGCTGCAAAGGCAGCTAATGCCTTAGTCACAACGGATAAAATCAAGCATATTGAACAAGGTATCGCTGATAAAGCTGAGAAAGGCGATAAGGGTGACCCTGGTACTGCTGGTAAGGACGGGGCTACTGGCGCTACAGGTGCGCCAGGTAAGAACGGTTCTGATGCTAAGCAGGTTAAAACAGCCGTCTTAGATGAGGACGTTAATGGAATTGTGACAGGTGGGACACTTACATTTACGGATAACACCACTGTCCCTATTACTGTCAATAAAGCCACAGCCTAGTTTTTAACATGGTCGCCAAGAAATAAACAATATGCTAAGCAGGCGGCTTTAAGGAGGCGAATAAATGCCTTATGTAACTAAAGAAGAATATGAGCAAATGGGATTTACCATGCCAGATAACTTTGATGAGTTTGAAAAGAAAGCTGAACAAGCGATCAATGCACAAACTGATTATTACGATTCATATTTGGGCAAGCATGATTTGTCTGCTGACATTGAAAGCTCAGATAAGGGCATTGTGCGGTGTGCAAAGGCTTTTAAGAAAGCAGTGGCATTACAGGTCAGTTTTATGGCTGAAACAGGTATAACATCGGTCTATGACGCTCAAAAGCAAGACCTTAGTTCTTACTCTGTTGGAGACACGTCAATGACGTTTAAGAATGGCACTGTGGGAGTAATTATGCACGGTTCAACTGGCATAGTGAACGAAGCTTACATGTTGCTTGCTAAGTACGGCTTTGTGTATAAGGGAGTTGGTCATCTATGAGATTGCCAATTCCTGAATTGATGTGTAATCAGAGTGTAATCCTGACTAAGATTTATCAGTCAGAAACAGACGACTATAATCGACCAAAGAAAGATGAACCAGTAACGATAACTAATTGTGTAATGCAATTAGCAACTCAATATACTGGCACAAACGAAAACAGGCAGCTCGTTGCAAATGGGGCTGTCTATTTTTATGCAACTGTTTCTAGTCCATTTCCTGAACTGACTAAGGATAACCTGGGATCGGTTATTGAGTACGATGGTCAAAATTACACACTGAAAACGATCAATGAATATCATGAACCACTTAGTAATGAGCTCTATGGCTACAAACTGGAGGTGTTGTGATGGGTGTTAGAGTTAGTACTGATTTATCCGGCATGACAACTAAATTGAGTGGCGTTGGTTTATTGAATGCTAGGCGCAAGGTGTTAAACCAAATGGAAAGCGATATGCAGCCTTTTGTGCCTTATCGTCAAGGTAACTTAATGAATGACACCACTATTTCGTTAGACGCCACAGAGCTAGTCTATCATGCGCCATATGCTAAGGCTCAATTCTATGGCATTGTAGCTGGTAAATATCCAGTTAGACAATACACACGCACACATCACCCTAGAGCAACTAAGCGCTGGGACCTTAAGGCTAAGTCAATGTATGGCAAAGATTGGGCTAAGGTTGCTCAAAGAGCTCTATTAAAGGAGATGAACTAATGCTTGATTTAGACGAAAGACTAAAGACGTTTATTCAAAAAGTTAATCCCAAAAATGAGCTTAGTTCTAAGTGTGGGCTTGGTTTTGTGCCACCATCTGGCAAGATGAGTTTACAGATGGACCCAGGAAGTAAAGCTATTGAGACTTACTGGAATGGTAACGAAGAGATGGCTATGAACTTTGAATTAGCACTGAATGGTGTTGACTATCCAAGTGCTAGGGAAGCTTTAGCACCCATTATTGACGAGTTAACTAGTCTCAAGGAAGACGAAATCGTTAGTTCTAATGGCTCATTTGAGTTCGACCATATTGAAGTAACTGGTATGCCATTCAACCAAGTCATTGATCTTGATGGCAGTGTTTACTGGTTAACCAATTTTGTTTGTTACATTACGAAAATTAATAATTAAGGAGGCCATATGAATGGCAGATAAAAGTGTTGTACAAAAGACTGGTTTCTCACACAACTGGAGAAACAAAGTAGAAATTGATACTACAGGAGCCATGGATCCTAAAAATGTTACAGAGGAAAACTTTGCAACGTTAGATAATTTCATGACGGGCATTACTCCAACCCCAGGCGATGTTATTGATTCGGCTAACTACTGGGTTGATGAAGATAATACTAATGCTGAAATTACAGGACACGCTCGGACATGGGCCGTAACTGGTAACGTCTTGCAAGGTGACAAAGCTTGTGACTTTATTCAAAGCTTAGAAGATACTGATGCAACTGGTGACGCTGCTAAGACGTTGGTTCGTTTCACTAAGGCCAATGGTGTAGTTAAGATCTATCAATGCACGATTGAAAATATTGTAACTATCGGTGGTAACGGTAATGCTAAGTCAACCTTATCGTTCACGATTGCTGCTAATGGAGTTCCTGCTACGAGCAACTTGAACGATGGAACTGATGACGGTTCTGATTCGGGAAAATAACAGCCCCGATCGTTGGTCAAGGCGTAGTCGGGGAAGCCATTCTAAGTGAATAAATAAAAAAACAGAGACGATTGAAATGAGACGAAAACTGGAGGAATACACATGATTATTGATCTTAATGAAAAAGCACCACATGTTGACGTGAAACTTGGTAATAGAACATATCAGGTCTTTGCCAATGATAAAAACACGCAAGTATTAGATGATTTTGTATCTCTGTATACTAATTATCAAGGCAAAGCTGCTGAGCTGGCTAAGCGATTTGAAGCTACTGAAGACGGTTCAGACGACGTTAAGCCACTGAGCCCTGAAGAATATAAGCAGTTTGCTACTGAATTAGCTAGCGATCTAAAAGAAACAGTAACAAAATCATTTGATAAATTGCTGGGTGAAGATGGTGTGGGCGAGCGTTTATGGAAGCTACAAAACGAAAGCACTGAATATCTTGAACAATTGCTGGGACAAATTCAAGACGCTTTGACTGGTGAACAGAAAAAGTATGAGCAAAAGAAAGCCGATCAATTCAAACAAGCTTATCCAACGCATCAGGCTCAAAGCCGCGCTGAGAGACGTTCTAAGAAACAGAATAAGAATCAGAAGTGATGAACTATGCTTGATATAGTTCGAGATCGTGCCTCAGATGATGTGATTTACACATTTGAATGGCAAGGCGAAGAATATCTGATTGATTACAGCTATGACAATGTTTTACGTTGGTTTGACTTGATTGCTAAGCCCGACTTACCAGAATATGTTAAGGTGCTGCATTCTTTTAGTATGTTCATTGGCGATGGCCTAGATGTGCCAGTTGAGACTCAAAGCCAAGTTGTACAACAGATCAGTGATTCCATTGCAGAAAGCCCTTACGACTTTAGTTCTGGTGGCAAGAAAGTTCTTGACTACTCACAGGATAGTGAAGCAATCTATGCTAGTTTCCTAAAAGAATACGGTATCGACTTGATAGACGAAAAGGCCCGACTTGACTATTTCAAGTTTCGGGCCCTTTTAAGCAATTTGAGCGATAAAGCACCAATCAAGGAGATCATGCGTATTCGTTCGGAGAACCCTGCTAAATATGTGCAGGATAACCCAGAATATGCTAATGCGTTAGTTCAGCAGCAGAATGACTATGCAATCAAGATGACTGATGAACAACGTGAGCAAGAACGTCAGAACCAATTAGACAATGCCTTAAAAGACTTGTAGAAAGGAGGTTGATTAAATGGCAGATGGTACGGTCAAGATTGACCTTTTATTCCCAGCCAACAAGCAAAAATTCCATTCTGATACAGAATTGGTCAATGATCTGCTGAAAAAGCTTGGCGATGGTGCCGGTCAACATATGGACGATGAGTTTGATAAGAACGCTAAGAAAATGACTGATCAGTCTAAGTCTACCAGCAAGAAAATCAAAGACGATTTCAAGGATCCTGTTAAGCAAAAGATCGATGGTGACAATAAAGACCTCGATTCAAAGGTTAAGTCATCAAAATCAAAGCTCAAGGGTATTCCCAAGGAAACTAAGACTAAGTTGCTTGCTGAGGCTAAGAAAGCGGGCATTGATAACTTTGGCAAGCTGTTAAAACATTTGCCAAAAAAACAGCAAACTGAATTGTTAGCTAAAGCTCAAAAGGGCGAGGTTATTGACTTTGACGACTTGATCAAAAAAGTTCCTAAGAAATATCTGACTGAAATGAAGCTGAATGATAATGCCAGTCCTGGACTCAGAAACATCCAAGAAGAAGCGCAGAATACTAGCAATAAGTTCTCTCATTTGAAAGAAATCATTGCTGGTTCTTTTTTAGGCAATGCTTTATCTGGAGCTTTTTCTGCTGCAACTAGTGGTTTGCAAAGTCTAGCAAGTGAAGCTATCCAATCATCTGATGCTATTTTCAAGTTCAAGTCAACGATGAAGTTTGGCGGTTTTGGCGAAGATGAGATCAAAAGTGCTACCAAGGAAGTTAAAAAGTACGCCGATGATACTGTGTATGAGTTGAACGATGTTTCTAACACGACCGCTCAGCTAGCTGCTAATGGCATTAAGGACTATATGGGTTTAACAGAAGCAGCTGGTAACTTAAATGCGGCTGCTGGTGGTAACGCTGATACGTTTAAGTCCGTAGCTATGATGCTCACTCAAACTGCTGGTGCTGGCAAACTGACAACTGAAAACTGGAACCAATTGACTGATGCGATACCTGGTGCTTCTGGCAAGTTGCAAGAAGCTATGAAGAAGAATGGTGCCTATACTGGCAACTTTCGGGACGCAATGGCAGCTGGCCAAGTTACATCTGATGAGTTTAGCAAAGCAATCATGCAATTAGGTCAGCAAGATGGGGCCGTGAAAGCTGCTAAGTCAACTCAAACCTTCGAAGGTGCAGTTGGTAACATGCAGGCTGAGGTTGTGTCTGACATGGACAAGGTCATTGATGCTTTCGGAAAAAAGAAATTAACTGACGCAATTGGGCAGGTTGGCAAACTAGCTTCTAGTTCATTTGGCTTGTTATTAAAAGCAATCAGTTGGTTTGAAGGCAAAGATGTTATTCTAGGGACTATTTGGTCGCATTTGAAAAACATTGCTAAAGTGTTTGGCGGCGAAGTTTGGAAGCAAGTTTCTGGCATATTTGGCGATTTGGCTAAAGCGTTCGGGGTTGTTTCTGACAAGTCAGACGCAATGAAAGACCCACTCGCTACGATCGATAACTTCTTGATTGACATTTCGAATCATAAAGAGGGTATTAAGAAAGCTGCTGATGCCTTAATGATTTTCTTTGCAGTCAAGAAAGCAAGAGATTTCGGTAAGGCTTTAGGTGGTATTGCTAGCAATATCGGTGGGCTTGGTAAAAAGCTGATATTCAAGACTGGTGTTGATGGTTCTGGTGCTCAAAAAGATTTAACACTTTTAGGGACAATTCTAAAGAAATCTGGAAGTGGAGTTAAAAAGGCGCTCAAATGGTCAGCAAGTATTGCTACAAAGGGAGCTAAAAAGACTGTTTCTGGCTTAGGCACCGTGCTAAAAAAGGCTGGTAGTGGTGTTGGAAAAGCTCTCAAATGGACTGCTCAAATTGCAGTTAAAGGCGCTCAAAAAGCCATGCAAGGGTTAGTTAAGACGGCACAAATCACTGGTAAAGGTTTAAAGGCTGCTTTTGCATTCTTGAAAGCTAACCCATTGATTCTGCTTGTCTCTGCGATTGTTGCGGTGGTTGTTGCATTAGTTGAGCTTTACAAGCATAACAAGAAATTTCGCAAGTTTGTTAATAGACTGATCGACAGCGCTAAAGCCGCATTTAAAGGTGTGGTCAAATGGTTTAGCAACATGAAAGATGGAGTTGTCAAACACGTTTCTAACCTATGGAATGGTACTAAAAAGCATTTCTCAAACGGTTGGAAGAATGTCAAGAGCTTAACTAGCAAAGGTGTTTCTGCGGTCAAGAACCACTTTAATGATATGAAAAACAGGGCTACAGGTGCTGCTAAATCATTGTGGAATACTGCTAACAAAGATTTTAGGAATGGTGCCAAGGTAAATCAGAATGTCACTAAGACCATGAAAGACGTTGTAACTGGACATTGGGGACGCTTGGGCGGAGACGTTAAAGGAATTGCTAGTAGTTTAAAAAATGCCGTTGCAGACCATTTCAGGGGCATGTATAACACACTGAATAAACTAACTGGTGGCGGACTTGGAAAGCTCACAAGTTCCTTTAGTAACTTTGGAAAAGGCGTTAAGAACGTATTTTCTAGTATTAAAGATTCAATACAAAAACACGTTAAGAATGGTATCAATGGAGCTATTGGCTTTATTAACGGTGGTATTGGCGGTATTAACAAAGTCATCCACACATTTGGTGGTTCTAAAAATGCTATTGGCAAGATCAAAAAACTTGCTGCTGGTGGCTCAGGCTATCGTGGCATTGCCATGGTCAATGATGGTGGCGGTGAAGAAGCTATTATCAAGGGTGGACATGCTTACAAGGTTCAAGGTAAGAACGCCTATGTAAATTTGGAAGGCGATGAGACTGTCGTGCCTCATGGTGCTTCTCGTGCTATGTTTGGCGATAGTATCGTTCATTATGCTGGTGGTTCTAAGAACTGGTTCAGTAGCTTAACAGGCTGGTTTAAGGACAAATGGGACGGAATTGTGAACTTCATCAAACATCCTTTGAAGTCGCTTGAAAACATCATGTCTAAAGCTATGGGTACTGTTAGTGGCTCTGAGTTAGTCACTAATTTAGCTCCTGCTTTGGGGAAAGGCTTAGTTCGTGGAATTGAAGCGCCGTTCAAAAAAATGTTGCAAAAGCTTAAAGACAAACACGATGAAGAAGATGAAGGTTCGGCAAGCGGCCCAAACGCCAAACCCACTGGGGATCATAAGCATTGGATGAAGCAAGCTGGCTTTAAGCCAGGTGATTACTCTGCAATTAACTGGATTGTTAATCATGAATCCGGCTGGCGTGTGAATGCTACAAACGGAAGCTCTGGCGCTTACGGCTTACCTCAGTCATTACCTGGATCAAAGATGGCATCTGCTGGGACTGATTGGAAAACCAACCCAATTACACAGTTAAAGTGGATGAAATCATATGTTAAAGGTCGTTATGGATCTGCTGCAGCAGCTAAACGTTTCTGGGAAAAACATAACTGGTATGAAAACGGCGGTTTTGCCGACAAGCCTTCTATCTTTGGAGAAAAAGGACTAGAAGCAGCGGTGCCATTATCAGTTGAAAAAGCTGACCAAGGTTATGCAATGCTTGGAAAGTCAGCTGCTTATATGGCTCAACGTGACAGTTTGACCATAAGCAACGGTCAAACTAATGGCAGACTGGACAAGGTTGAGCAAGGACTGTCACAAGCAGTTCTTTTGCTGAATCAGATTAACACTACTGGTAAAGATAACGTCAAGGCGACATATGCCACTGCGTTTGATAAAAAAGCTATATATAACCAAATGGCTTTAGATCAGAGCTTAGCAAATCATTCAATGGGAGGTGCTTAATATTAAACAATGGATAAAAATTAAGATAGGTGATAACAACGAGATCAACCCTTGTGAGTTAATACCAGGATTAACCTTTCTGGGAGAAGCGACGGCCCCTGTGATAACTAATAGCTATAATGAATTTGCTGGAGCTGATGGAAGTGAGTTTAACTATGCCGTGTTTTCTAAAAGCACAGTCAACGTTAACTTTAGATTGCTTGTTGATGATTTTTATGAGCTGAAGCTTGTTAAGCATGACATTTATAAAATGTTTATGACTAAGCAGTTGATCAGGATAAGAACCAGCGCTGAGCCAGCAAAGGTTAAATTTGTACGTGCTGGGAACTTCGATATAACCCCACAAAGTAAGGGAGCAATGGGTATTGTATTTACAATCCCGTTTGAAAACCCGAGTGGCTTAAAATATTCGTTAGCCAATTCAGACGTGCTAAAAGAGTATGGACAGAATGCTTGGCAGTACGGTGAGAACTTGCCTAACGGTAAAGACTTGCAATATCAATTTGTGAATCAGACAAAATTTTCTGTTTACAATGCTTCTGATATTCCCGTTGATCCTTATTTTCAACGCCACGAGCTTAAAATCATCATTAAACATAATGGTGGTGCTTTTGGTGTTCAAAATGAAACAACTGGTGACTTATATCGTTTTAATGGCAGCATGAACAGTAACGACACTTTAATGATCGATGGTATTAACAGCTACCTCAATGGTGACTTGGCTGATAATCAAACTAATTACGGTTATATTAGTTTTGCTACAGGCTGGAATTACTTTAAGATTATTAGTGCAACGGATCTTGATATTACTTTTAGTTTTCCGTTTATTTATTTGGGTTAGGAGATGATGATCACGGTAGAAATTACAGCGGATGAAACATTTAATAAATTTAAGAAGCATAAATTTGGCTATTTAGGTGGCCGAGACTTTGCAGTTTCTGATGATGGGGCCGATTGGGAAGTGATCAACCATTATCCGGATCTCTCATTGACTGATCCTAATACAGCCTTGATAGGTGATTA